TATAAGTTACGCTATTTCGATCTACATCAGTCATTTAACAATCCTTACTTTATTATTTTTATTGACTGCAGATTGTAGTACATCCATTTCTACGTTTATGCTTTCGGCATATTTAAGTAGGGCGGATGTATCTTTCGGAAAACATGCACCACCAAATCCAAATAAACCATCAGGACCAGGTACTTGCATATGAGTAATACCGACTCGATGATCACTGTAAATCATTTTACAGATAACATTATAATCTATATTAGAAGCTTCCGCTACCTTTTTTATTTCATTCATAAAAATAACTTTGGTCGCCAAATATGTATTTATCGTGTATTTAGCAAGAGAAGCTTCGGCAACAGTACAAAAATGTTGCATTGTTAATCTATGCAATGGAAGTGCAATGATACGAGCTGCCTCTCTAGCATAGATACCATATGATGAACCAATGATAACAAATCTACTATCAATATAATCTACAGTTGCATTAGCAGCAGTAAGGAACTCTGGTGCATGAACGAGGTTCTTATATTCCTTAGACAATCGTTCATAAACATCTGGAGGAGCTGTCGTCTTGCTGATGATTACTCCGATGTAATCCTTGAGGTTCGACAATACATCTTCAAGGATGGAAGTATCGCAAGAACCATCTGGAGTTGATGGACTAGGAACACAAATGAAAATACCATCACACTTCTTCAAATCATCATACGAGTCAGTATATCCCTTAGAAAGGTCGCTATCTCGTAACGAAAATTCTACTTCTAAACAACAAGATTCATATGCAGCCTTAGCTGCTGATCCAACGAATCCAAGTCCAATAATTCCAATTTTCATCATAATCACCTGTAAATTTTGGTGCCCGTGGTCGGATTCGAACCGACACTGTGCGGATTTTAAGTCCGCTGACTCTAACCTGTTGGCCTACACGGGCAATTAATATATTCTACCCTACTTAGATAAAAATGTCAAGTGTTTTTTATGAATACGACACATTATCCAAGTATTATACCATTCATCAGACTCTAGCACATTGTTATCGAACTGTAGCTTGGCTTCATAATAACCAAACTCAGCTTTCGTTTTACAAAGCCTGACAATTTCTCGTTTGAAGTTTTCTTTGCCGAGATGTTTAACATCTTCTTGCAGTTCTTTATTAGAGCCATAATAGTCGAGCCAATCAGACTCGACTTTATAGCGTTTCTTCTTACCCTTGACTTGCTTTGTTTTAGAAAAGTAGAAGTTCTTCTTACCGATGTATTTTCGGTTGCTAAGTTGATTCGTAATTATATATACGAATCCAACATACTCTCCTGGTTTATCAATATATTCACCATTATAAAACCACATCGGGAGTCCTCCTCCCGATATTTATTACTCGTCGAATACGTCTTCTTCCTCATCCCAGCCATCTGACTCAAGAGGAATAAACTCACCACAGAAAGGGCAGTAGTCAGCTCTTTCAGTAGTTTCAGACATTACGTCATAATTGGCTTCGCATTCTTCGCAGGTGATTTCGTACTTCATGTGTTACTCCTTGCAAATTCTCTTTTTATCAGCAGCAATTGTTTTAAGATCTACTGCCATTAGTGGGTTCTTCACATTCTTAGCATCAGGAACTGGGAAAGCGTAACCAGAAGCCTTTTCGATATCGGCGACTGTTACTTGGTATGGTGAATAATCAGCAGACAATCCATCCTTGTGAGCGAATAAAAAAGCATAGCTCTTTTTAGTTGTATTGTCAATAAGAATCTTGAAAAGGAAATCAGGAACAACTACCTTACTAGCACCAATAGTTTTTGTTCCACCAATATCACCTGCATAAATTGTGAAAGCATGCTTTGATGAATATACCCATGCTCGTTCAGCTGATTCTAGATTCTTCCAAGTACCACGATTAACAGAAGGAAGCTGTGGGCTCATATTCGACATAAGGAATGATTCCTTGGCGATAGCAGCATCCCATGACATATCAGCATTGTTAGCTAGATGCCCCTGATCATATCATGTACCAGCATAATCTTCTGGCTTTGCCTTTGGTCCATTAATTGACTGGTCTGTTGCGAATGCATTAACACGAGGAACGCAACCAATAGCATGATCAGGTGTAAGAGTCCAAGCAACCCAATCTGGTGTCTTAGTTGTAGGATTATGCTCTAGAAGATAAGCAGAACGACAAATAAGAGTATTAGTGGGCTTATGTGTTGGTTGACCATAAGGAACCTGAATAGCACAAGTTTCTACTGGCTTTGGTGGAGTTTGATCGGATGCCAAAACTGGTGTGGCAAGAAATAATGTAGTAAGTAAAATTTTATAATTCATTTGGTTTTTCCTATAAATTTCTCAACATCTTCCATTGAGATAGGTTGAATTTTTGTAGACTCTAATACATTCATGCTTGGAGTATTTTGTGTTGAACAGGTCACTCTCATTTGTGAAGGACAATTTGGCATATAACAAACATAATGTGTAAGCTTATTTAGATCTTGTCCACAACGAGTGCATATATTATGACCATAGGTTCTATCAGTTGCACCTGGTGGCCATGGAGTAGTTGTATATTGCAGCCGAACTTGCTGATCTCTTGGCCACTGAAGATCCATTGTTCTTGCTGGTTTGGTTGTATCGGGAACGTAAGTGTTATCTTTATGAAACTCTTGCTTTGCTGCTTCCCATCCAGCTTTAAAACCAAGTTCATAAGGAGACGGTGGCGCAAACTCTGACATAAATTTAGCGCAACGCTCCATAAGAGCATCATACTTATGTTTGTAATTTTCAGTCATCTTTCCCCTCCAGTGCTTTGCGGGCAACCTTTCCGCCATCATCTTGAGCTGCGAAAGTCCAAAAATCTTTGTTCAGATCGCGATGGTGCTGTTTTCGCCAATGATGCTTGTCACCATAGAACCGCAGCGCCGCCTCTAGTTTTTCAATTTCATCACGACATTCGATTAGAAAATTACTTAAACTGTTATGGTTAAACACATGTTTTGTTAAATCCAAACCTTGAAGAGATAACACATTATTGATATTTTCAGATATTTCACTCACAATGAAAAACCTTTAAACGTGTCACCATTAACGTCTTTCTTGACACCGCCATTCACATAGCTGGTAATTTCAGTTTCCTGTGGCGCTACTTGAACTTCAGAACCACTGATCCACTTCTGCGTCCAAGGCAATGGATTAGACCCACCCTTATAAGGAGTAGGTAATCCAACAGCTGTCATTCTCTTATTTGCAATCCACTCGATATACTCTGAGAGTAGGACTTCGTTGAGACCAACCATCGACCCGTCTTTGAATAGATAACTTGCCCATGCTTTCTCTTGCTCAACAGCGCCCACAAATAGCTTGACGCATTCATCTTTTGTTTCTTCTGCAATTCTGGCGAAGTCTTCATCTTCTTTCGGTAGCGCCTTGAGTAGCTGTTGTGTCCCAGCAAGATGCAGGTTTTCGTCACGAGCGATAAACTTAATGATTTTTGCATTACCTTCCATCCTCTTGACCTCCGCAAATGCCCATGAGCATGCAAAAGATACATAAAATCTAACTCCTTCAAGAATGTTAACAGACATTAGCGCAAGCCAAAGAGCCTTCTTGTGTTTGTATCTAGTCAAATCATTTTGTAAACCAGTACCATATTCATCTGAATACTTGTAATTAGTATTACACCAAATAAGAATGTCATAATACTTACTAATATCACCTGCACATTCTATGATCTCTGGGATGTCAGTAATTTCGTCGAAAATTTTAGAAGGGTTGGGATATATGTTTCGTATGATGTGTGTATATGATCTAGAGTGTATGGTTTCTGAAAAAGCCCAAGTTGTGATCCAGGTTTCGAGTTCAGGTAATGAACAAATAGGTCCAAATGCCGCTGTTGGTGCTCTTCCTTGTACAGAATCAAGGAGTATCTGACGCTTGAGGTTTGATGTGAATATGTGTTGTTCATGAACTGTCAGCTCCTTAAAGTCTTTTGCATCCTTATAGATATCTACCTCTTCAGGACGCCAGAAGAAGCCCAACTGCTTGTCGGTAAGCTTTTCAATCCAAGCATACTTCTGCTTATCATAACGTGCGATGGTAGGAGCATCATCAAAGAATGCTCTTACCTGTGTTGCATCTTTCTTATTGTTCGAATCGAATACGCTATACATCTATCTTGCTCATTTTTTTTCTGCCAATTGTTTCGTTTGTTCTAGCTCGTATATGTGCGTTTTCCCAAGTCCAGCATTCACCTGTATCATCCTGAAAACATACCCACATAAGATCATTTTCCATACCATAATCAATAAGGAAATGTGCCATCGCTCTACCTTTTGGTGTCATCAAAGGTATAGGTGGGTTAAGTTGTGTTATTGTGGTACTCATAATCAATATTTTCTATAATAAAATCTTTTGTCGTAATTTAGATAACCATCTGGGATGTTGTAAATTTTATTATCGTTTGCGTTGAGAAAATATGGTTTCATCTCTTCTTTGGTGTGAATGACAACGTATTCATGATTTTCTATTTTACTAAAGATCTCTTCAAAAGTCAAGTTTATTTTTTTGATCTTTGTATTTCCATTTATATCCGTAGGCATGTTTAAATTTACCTTCTATTGTATATTTGATATTAGAACCATTACCATTAACACTTTTTGCAGCGGCTGACATAGATTCATACTCTTGCAAAAAAACACCATCTATTGTATATTTTTCTACTGGTCTCAGTAAGTTGTTTTTTGCCCAAGCATCCCATCCAGCTTTAGTCTTTTCCATATTTTCTTTTGTATGTTTTTTACCAAGCATTCCTTTTGGATGTGGGTTTTTTTGCCATCTTGTCTTTAATCTTTGTATATTTTGTTCTTGATAATTTGGATCATTGTTTATAAATTCAAATCCACCACCAACTTTTGCTTTCATATTGTAAAACATTTTATTATTAGCAGCATCATAAAGATCAATATAATATTGTTCTCTTTCTCTTAAAATAATATTATCTTCAACAGATTCTAATATAACTCTATCAAAATTTTCAATACCATATTTTTCTATTGCTCTTTTGAAAGCTTTACCAGAACCAAGATAATTATCATTTTCAGCTCCAATATGACTTCCAATATATTTTTTATTGTTTATTTTATTAGTCCAAATATAAACGAATCCTGCCATTTTTATCTCCTATTTGAAACAGTTACACTATTTATAATATAACTGTTTTAAGGAGCGCTAAATCTTACATGACTCGCAGGATTCATCATCAATTTGACCTGGAGCTAACTCATCCATTGCTGGATTTGTTGCCTCATATTCACCAGCACCATCATTAGTATTAAAGTAATAGAGGCATTTTCCACCGTACTTATAGAACATAAGAATATGCCCAATCATATCACTCATCGGTATCTTTTCATCTTCGTAGAACTTTGGGTTGTACGAGGTGTTAACGGATATTCCTTGATCAATGAACTTTTGGAGGACAGCGCAGATTTTGAGATAGCCTTCTGGCGATTGTTGATCCCAGAGAAGATCATATTTCTTTTTGAGTTTGCGAA